GTAGAAGCTCCCTAAACTCCCATAAAGTTCTCGTACACAGTCGAGTATGCTCCATGTCAAGCAGGTTACGTAGGTTACGCTTATCGACAATCTTTGTCGTCATACCTAACGGCAACAGATAGGCTGCATCTTCGGTAGACACGCCCATTGATGTAAGCTGCCTGATACTATTCTGGATATTCGTCATGCAGTCCTTATACTTGTCCATCATGAGCGTATCACCATATTTAATGCTGGGCGGCACAATATAGTCAAACGCTCCATAGTCGATGTACCTTGTACTGGCCTGTAATCTTGTCGGTAGACATCCTATGTGAGTGTACCATTCGCGAATAACTCTCGCCGAATATCCTTCAAGGCAAACTTCAACATTGACCAGTTCAAGCAATCTACCATGACCAGATTCAATGCAGTCAAGGCCGCGCTTGTAGTTCTTCTTAGGGTCTGATGTGTCTGTTTTCCAACAAATACCCGCATATCGGCCTATCTTGCTGATTGGGTCTTTGTCAATCTCAAGAATTGTAACCTTTCCCATAGAGTTTCTCGTTCCTTTTCTTCATCTTGTACTTTTTCGATGAATCCAGCGCGTTCTGATTACATCGCTTACACATCCTACGACCTTCCAGCGGTGGACGTTTGCCGCAATTGATACACAGTCCAGCATCTATCCTTCGTTGTCGTAATATACGCTTGTACTCAACGAGTTCTTGTCGTCTGGATTCTTGATATTGTTTTATCTTGTCAGCGCATGTCCTACAACGCACTCTGCCCGGTTCAGAAAACTCTCGACCGCAGGATATACAGATTCCGTTATCCTTGTAGAAGTCATAGCGTTCTTTGTTGAGCCTTTTCCATCTTGCTTTTCGTCGCCGTATACGCAACTCATCTTGACTGAGTTTAGGCATGATGGTCAACTCTGATTACGCAATGCCTTGTTCCACTTCTTCCAAACATGGTCATCCTTCTTTATCGTTTCTCGTGCCTTGCTAAGATGATACAACTTCATCTCATAACATTCTTCGCACAAACCCTTACCTTCTATCACATGCCGCTTATTGCACTGCCAACAGATACCGGGCATACCGCGCTTGTTTCTGTCTGGATTCTCACGCCATCGTCGTTCGTCTGCTCTTATTCGACATTCATTCCGACAATACGCGCACATCTTGAATCTACAATCGTTCGGTAGCGATCTCCCACACCGAGAGCATTTATGCTCTGCAATCCAACGACTTCGTATTAGCTTCGCTGTCTCTCTGCCTGCTTGTAGATTCTTTTGACGCCATTGATTTTTTCTCTCGTTCTCTTTAGCTGTACATTCAGCACACATAGGTCTGCCATTGAGCGTATAAGCGTCTTGGCCACGACATATTACGCACACATGGTTAGCTATTAGAGTTCGACGCCATTCTTTACTGACTTCATTAGCTTCACTAAATACTTCCGGATGTTCTTTTCGTCGTTTCAAGTAGTATTGCCTATATCGGTCGGCACATACCTGACATCGCGTTAAACCTTTAAGCGTTCGTTCGTCCTGATTGCCACAATTGGTACACTTATGCTCGGCTTTACGCTGCTCTTTCATCCGCCTTAAGTATTCAGCGGCTTTCTCTGACATCGGCTTCTTCATTGAGTATCACACCGTTTAATCGCGCACACAAGCATTTTAATGTTATATGTACTAAAGTTCATGTTCATCAACTCCCAAATCAATCAATGCCTGTTTCAAAGTCATACCCATATCGCGTATTCTGTGACGTAAAGCCTCGTCTGATACACAATACTTCAACGCCCATCCATGAATTGACAACATCTCACCATTGTATTCTAACTTGACGATTTCTCTATCTCTTACGGGCTTCTTAACAGCTTCTTCTAACGTCATACCCTTCTTCATCCTTTGATAAATCGTCAGTCGATTAATGCCTGTTTGCTCTGCTATCTCCGTTAGACTAAGCATCTCACCGCGAAAATCCATAAGCTTACAGAAATGCTTGATGTTGGCTCTACCTTCTATCTCGCGTATCTTGTTGTAATAGTCTTCACAGCCTTTATCTGCATCGCAATCAGGCTTAGCGCAGTTCAGGCATAACTCAATCAGCTTTGGATTGTTCACGTATTCGACGCGTCTGGCATACATCTATCTCACTCGCCCATCGTATAATACTTACCTGTGTTATCGAAATAGCCGTTATAGAGTTCAGTCTTCTCAACATTGAAGTACCTATAACCGACAATGGTCAACGCAATCAAGGCCAACACTATCACAGCACGTCTCATTCGTCATCATCCTTTCCGAACGGCAACATTACCAACCAAAGTACGAACAAGATACCTACGAATATCCCAATCAGTCCGACTATCATTGAAACGAGTACGACTGCCGACTGTAAACCTGCTAAAATCAAATTCCAAAGCATTGTCAATGTCTCCTTTTATTTCTTTCTACGGCGCGTTCCTGCCAAAGCTGTTGTCTGCGTTTTTTCCACTTTGACATTACAGCCATAAATTCACCAATACCGCTTGAATCGTGTCTGTTCTTGTAATTCTTGGCGGCATAATCAGCATATACCTGACAATCATCATGACAAGCAGGATGCCTAAACTCACAATAGTGGCATGGAGAATCTATCATTGTCAGTCCTTCACTTTCCACTGTTGATAACCTTCAACGGGAGTTATCTCAATCTCTACCCTTGGATGTTCTTTGTCGTAATACACCCTTGTCCCGTCATGACCAGCTACAATGTCTCTGTTGTCGTCTATGATTACTCCAGCGTCAACCAATATGTCATCGATAGCGGCGGCGAGATTCAATCCATCTACTCTGCGTTTGGTCTGCATGTAGAAGGTATACTTGACATTCACCGGATAATCAATCCCAACCCTAACATTTTTCGGTATCAGCATCAATGCAGCTTTCCTATATGCCTTGTACGCGCTTGAAGGGCTTACAAACGGCCTTTTTGTCTTGGGATTAATGAGAATCTGCATTGAGTTCTTCTTGCTTCGTGGACAAATGGGTATCTCAAACTTTATCGGTTCCATTCAATCATCTTTCGTTGTTCGTCTGTAGGCTTACATTCATACGCCCATGCTCGCCATGTCACGTTGTACTCATCGTCTTTTAGAGCTACGGCCATATCGTTCTCACAGATAAAGCACTCGTTAGCTCCGGCAGATGAACCACCTATAGCAAGCATTAACTCTGGTATTCGCGGATGTGGCCTTGTTAGCCATTCTAACCATACAGCAACGGGACGGTGAATATCTTCCAGCCGCATAGGTCTAATCGTCTTGTCTGACATTGTTCACCATCCCTAAATACTCAACGATTATCGCTTTGGCGTCAAGAAACCTATTGACATTGACTGCCTTGTAGCCCTGTCCATTCAGTTTCTCAATCCATCGCTTCTCGCATGTCTTAATGTTGCTACGCATCGTGATGTACAGGCCGTGATACTGACCATCAACGCTCGGCACTGGCAAACATACATCTGGTATGCCATCTTTCTTACCCATCAATTCAAGATTGTGTGTCTCTATTATCCCGCGCTTACGCTCAATCGGGATGTGATACAACATCTCCAATGCCGGGTAATCATCTTCCTGCGTGCTGGCCCACCAGAAAAGCAATGTTCGCTCTACATTGACGTTTGGCGGCTTGTACAACTCTCGCTTAATCGGCCTTGGCTTCTTCTTCTTTTTGTACTTCCATCTCATTTCTTCTTATATCCCGCAAAGTCAATCTCAAACGCTTCTCTCACTGACATTCCGATAGCTTTAGCTACCTTCTCTTGTATCGGCTTAGATGGTGCATGCTTACCAGCTAATATGTTGTGCATTGTCGATGCTGATATACCGCATAGCTCCGCAAACTTAGCTGTAGTCAAATCATTGTCAGCAAGGTAATACTCCAAATTGGGATATACGCCACGCTGCGGCATATTCTTAGATGTATGAGCTTTAGGTCTGGCTCCCATTGCATCACACACATAGTAATATGCCATTGCATTTGACACGCCCATCTTCTTGCCTATCTCTTCATAACTCAAACCGTCCAGGCGGTACATGACCGCCTGTCGGGCTTTCTCACTCACTGCCACGGATGTTGAATACCTTCCCTTCCGTTCTTCATGTCTTGTCTCTGTTGCTCCGGCGTCATAGCTTCCCATTCGTCAGCATATCTGAATGTATAGGGATATTCCCGAAGAATACCTCTGCTAACGAATGGAGTAAACTCACTTGCTACTTTACGCTTACAACGATTCCTGATTGTAGCCGATGGCATATCAGCGTCTTTAGCTGCCTGTTCTACCGAATGATACTTAGCTATAATATACCCGCCATTATCCAGCTTGACAACAGCCCTGCAATTAACGGGCAATGGGCTTGTGGCTGGTTTAGCCTTTGCCGTCAACGCTTCAAGAGCTTCTAAGGTCAACATCGGCTTATAGATTCCCTGATATTGCTCCGTCACAATCATGTCGAACTGTTCGGGCGTAGCTTGACATACATCTGCTATGATAGTAGCTATCAGTGGATGGGTCTTGGGATGACTACTATATTCGAGAATGTGTATCAGTTTGGCACTGATATAGAAGTATCGATCAGGAAACCTATAGTGTAAATAGTCGTTGACCTTTTGTTGCAATTCGCGAAGTTCAAGATTGTTGGCGGCGCGGTAGTCTGTAATCCACATGCTATTTAGTCTCTCCGATGAAGTCAAAAAGCGTCGGCATGTCACGTTCGTTGTCGGCGGCTTCAAGATAGCCTACGCCATCACGAAAATAATCAGAGTTAAGTTCTATTCCGATACCGCGACGATTCATTTTAACAGCCATTGTTGGTACGGTCATAATACCGCCAAATGGGTCAAGGATAATTTCACCCGGATTTGAGTAACGATTAATCAAGCGTTCTACAATACCTGTTTGGAGCGGGCAAACGTGAAGCTGCCTTTTTTTGAGCTTTTGATTCATATTGAAGGTTTTCATCCTTACAATATCATCCCACACATTCATATCCCACGAACCGGGAGCTACACACATAAATGTCGCAGGCAATCTTCCTTCTTCGTCCATTTTTTTTTGCTAATGCAACATGTTCTTCGTAGTTATAAACATTGTTACGGCTGTACTGACGATATATTTTTTGCATCCGGTCTGTGGGTATATCCTGCAACTCATCTTTTGTTACAAGCCTATCACCGCTATCTCGCCAAAAGGCATGAGCATCAATTTGCCATTGAGCGCGTGTATAATCCTGTTTTGACTTCGACACAGGAACATCCGCATAGGCTTTCGACGTATCAGACGGTAATTTTCTAAACAAAAGGATGTATTCAGGACATCCAACGCCCATCTTTGTGCCGTCCTTACATTGCTCAGTCCAGCCCAGCCTATAGGTTTGGTTGTTCTCTCGTACAACATCAGTAACTACGGTAATCATTCCGAAATATTGAAATCCGTGTTTCATCGTGTGCTGTATTGTGAGAGCGTGAAACGGTTCCATTGTCGGCATACCTGTTCCAGTAGCATTTCCGAACAACACGCGGTCTTTGACATGGCAAGCATATACGCGCCCTGGCTTCAAAACACGCAGAAGGTTTGGTGTCAAATAATCCATCTGGTCAAAGAAATCATCATCGGTTTCGTTACATCCAAAGTCGTTATAGGACAAACTGTACTGATAATGATTTCCAAACGGAATTGAAGTTATAATCTCATCAACGCTATTGTCTGGCATAGATTTAATATTCGACATCTCATCTACACAATCATTGTTAATTGCCCTATAAAACTTACCCGTTACTTCCACTCTCTCACATCCTATGGTGTTTCGCATTTCATCAAATCGCATTTTGTTCTGCAAACCATATTTCCGAACAATCCCTATCATCTGTTCGACCATATGATTATGCTGTTGCCATTTGTGGAGCAAAACCTTCTTTATTTCTTCTTCGCTCTCGGTATAGATAACGTCGATTATGACCTTTTCGGTCTACAAAAACCTATAAACTCGATGGCAAGCCTGAATCCAGTCGTTGAACTCGTAATCAATGCCTAAGAATAAAGTGAGCTTCCGGGTCGCTATTGACAATTTCAACCATCTTGGCGATTCTGGCGTCGATACTGTCTCGCTTTTCTTTAGCTGCATCTTGTAAACTAAAGGCCGCGTCACGTATCAGTTTGAATTGTCCAAACTTATCCGTTCCTGCTGTAGAATTGTCAACAGGTAAACAATGCCATCTGACTTCCATCTCCGGCAAATTATAACCCGCATCATCATAGCCCAAATCGGACGGTTTGGTTATGAACAACGCCCATGACGAAACCCAAAGCCAAAAGTCCTTTTCTCTATGCGGATAAAGCGTCAAGTTGTTAGCTTTTGTGCTATCGCGTTGGAACCACTTCGTCAAAGCACTCCCTGTGTCCATGACTTCAAGATACCCAGAATAGTGAATCAATTCCTTGTACCTATTCGGGCTTGGAGTAGCAGTACATACCAATTTGTATTGTATGCCTTTGAGTATCTTCAAAAACTGCTGATAAGTCTTACTGCCGTAACTCCGCAAGCATGACGCTTCATCCAATGTTACAGCGCCGAACAATTTAGGATTGACATTACCATCCCTGACACGTTCATAGTTGGTTATAACTATCGGAGCATCGCTGGTGGCAATTTCTTCATCGTCTTTCAAATACGGCGGTGCTTCTTTCCATCCCAACAATCTTACAGCGTCGAGCTGAAATTCCTGCTTAACACCCAAAGGGCAAATAATCAGCACTCGGCAATTCTGGTGTTCATGAACTATACGCGCCCATTCAAGCTGGGTAATAGTCTTACCCAGTCCAAGCGCCGCGAATATAGCCCTTCTTCCACCCTTTACAGCCCACATAACAGAATCTCTTTGATGTGGTTTTAACACGGGATTGATTTCAGACGGGTCAATCTCAAAACCCGTTTCTTCGGCTATATCTATCTTTGATTGAAGGAACTCATCATATGTCGCTTAAAATCATCCTTACTTATCAATCTTCGGCTCAATACCCAACTTCTCAGCTACATCAGCGTCCATATCGCTGTAGAACTTTCTTGTCTTGATGTACTTAGGTCTGCCATTCTCGTCTTCGATGACCCTACTCACACCCATCTCACAAAGCCATTCAGCCCATGAAGGATAGCGTGGGATAGGATTGTCTTTAGCCCGCTGTCGGGCAGTCTGTTCAACCTGTTCGGGATATGCTGTCATCTTCTTACGCATCTTACGCAGGTCAGATTCCATTTCAAGCTGCATGCGATTGATGATGTTGATTACATCGGTGAAATTAGCCATTGTTCGTATTCTCCTTTATTTGAGTTCAAATATAGCGGTCGAACCAACCTTCACCCATTTGTCAAACGGCATGAAGTAGATATTGGCGCGGTGCTTTTTCTTGTCGTACTGAATCTTGTACTGGTCGTCATTACAGGAGTAGACTTCGATGTCGTCCTTTGACTTAGATGTTTTCTTGTCTGTTTTCTTGCTGCTTGACTTGGACTTCTTGGATGACTTCTTCTTGGACTTGCTCTTAGACTTCTTCGTGTGGGTCTTATAGGCGTCATCCTTCCAGAGTTCATTAAACTCCGCAATCTCGGCCTTGGTGGGTTTGTGAACCTTGCTGCTGGCAACGGCGGGGTTGGCAGTGGTCAGCATCAAGGTAGCAAGAGTGGCGGCGATGATGGTATCAATCTTCTTCATGGTTAGTATCTCCTTTTTCGTTCTCAATGAAGTTCGCTATTCTATTCATAACAGCATAAGCACATGGTATCGCTAATCCATTACCACAAGCTTTATAAATCGCGCTGTCTGAACCTTTTACACCATCGAACCAATTATCGGGTAATCCTTGTAATCTGGTCGTTTCCAATGGCGTCAAACGACGTACAATGTATTTACGCTGTGATTTCACAGGATAAATTATAGCCTGTTGGTCGTGCATGCAGTTCAACGCGCCTGTCTTGTCGCCCAAATCAACCTGATTCAATTGACCGTTTCCGACACAAATCGCTGTGTAATCTATTACTCGGTTTTGATGGTCGCCTGTAATTGTCGACGCAATGTTACCGTCTCCGTTGCCTCTCGCATCGTATACAACGCTCGGCGTACAATTAAGACTTATCTTGTCATAACATACTACGTTCTGTCCGCTGTCAACGCACGGGCTCGAATCATATCGCGCCGTCAATGTACGAACCACATCTAGATAGGCCTGTTGAACTACACAACTCGCAGACTTAGACGCATTAGCTCTTAGAGCGTTCTTCACATCCGATTCAGCCCAGTTTTCATCCATTAGGCTTTTGGGTTCGTAAACTACGCCGTGCCTATCTGTCGCATTTAACGTTGTCACGTAGTTTTCTGCATAGCCTTTACCGTTCTGGTTTGACTGTCTGTCAATCGTGTGACCTTCTATGGAGTAGCAAGGTTTACAACTTCTTGCAGTGCTTCTTTCAGTATCGGCGGCAATTCCTTCCCGCGACTCTCCGCTCTCCGCAAAATGCCCTGACACGCTCTCGCGCTCAAATAGTATTTCTCCGGTGCGTTCACTTCCAAAATCTGCGACAGGGTAGATTCTCTTTCTTCGTTGAGGTACTCCCATCCATTGGGCGTCCAGGACTTTCCAGGCAATTGAGTAACCGTCTCCCACGATGCACCCATTATATTGCCACTTTCCTTTTTTAGGCATAGGTACATTACTGGATGGGTCGGCGATTCTCGCGAGTGCTTCAAGGACGGCTTGAAAGTCGGCTCCTTTGTGGCAACTGAAAGCGTTCGGTACATTCTCCCACACGGCGAATCTTGGTCGAATAGACTTACCTGACCTTCCACGGGATTCATCGGCTTGTCTCATCTCCTTTATAATCCTGACGGCTTCAAAGAATAGGTTTGAGCGTTGTCCTTCGTGGATGCCTAATTGTTTTCCTGCTATCGAAAGGTCTTGGCAAGGCGACCCGAATGTGATTATATCAACGGGTTCTATTTCAGCACCGTGTATCTTCGTTACGTCGCCTAACTGTTTTGCGTTTGGAAAATTCTTAGCGGAGATTTTCATGGGATAATCTTCAATTTCGGAAGTCCACAAAGTTTCAATCCCATTCATTCTCCCAGCTAACGGAAATCCACCCACGCCATCAAACAAACTTCCTAACGTCACGATTTCGGTTTCACACCTAACTTCTCGGCAATATCAGCAGGGATGGGTTTATACGCTATGGGCGTAGTGGCTTGTACGTCACGCCAACCAAAGTCGTCAGTATTGGCTTTATAGCGTCTACGCTCTAATACGCCCATCTCAATCAACCACTCTGCCCACGTCGGATAAACAGGCTCCGGGTTAGCTGCCGCCCATGTCATGACAATCTGTTCAATGCCATCATAGTCCTTGTCGGTCATCTTTGAATTGTGCATGTAACATAATGACGTTTCTTTGAGCCGACATTCGTCAGCGCACCACCCGTCATTATAATAGTGCTTACACATCCTTGTCCACTGTCTCATGACTTCTTTGAAATCACTCATGCTTACTCCTGTCTGGCGGTGCTTCTACACCACGCATTATCTCCGTATATCTCATATAATCAGGCTCGAATATGAGATTAGTCCATCCGATGGCACCATTACGCTGTTTAGCAACGCTTACAGCAAGGTACACATTTCCCTTTTCACCATACTCCACGAAATGCTCTTTGTCTTCTTTTCTCACGAAAGGGTCTTTGGAATCACCCGGCCTGTGAAGGAAGATAACTCCATCTGTGTCTTGTTCGATGTCACCAGATGCTTTCAGGTCTTTGAGCTTAGGCATTGAACCGTCTGTCTCTCTGTTGACCTGTGCTAATGCAATCACAGGGATGTTGCATTCAAGTGACAGCATCTTCAACGTTCGGCTTATGTGGCCTATCCGCAGATTCTCCTGATTGAATTTACGTTCGGTCTGCATAAGTTGTAGATAGTCAACTATGAGCAAGTCAAGTTCTTTACGTTCGACCTTCTTACGGCACTCTTTGACTAAATCTTCTACAGTCCTGACGGTAAACATGAAGTCGATAGGCAACTCACCAGCCGTACCTAATGCCGTTGCTATTCTATCCCAATCATCACCGTCAAGCTCTGCTGTACGCATTTTCATACCATCTACCCATGCTTCGTGGGAAAGAATGCGACTGCCGTACTGTACATCTGACATCTCACAAGAGACTACCGCAACTCTAAAACCCTTATTAGCCGCTGACAGTGCTATGTTAGCTCCAAAGGCGGATTTACCGACACTCGGTCTGGCTCCAATGACAGTAAACTCTCCACCAAAGAAACCGCCTATCAGCCTGTCCAACGCACCGATACCAGTCGTTATAGACTTTATGTCACCGCGTTGACGCTTTTCAAGATACTCATATGTCGCAAGCAGTACATCCTGAATGTTCTCCCATACATGCTTTGACTGTGTGAGTTTACTTGTCTCATAGCTCAACTTGTCGAGTAGGTCTGCAATGTCCTGTGTCGGGTCTTTCAGACGTATAAGTAATTCTTCTACACTGTAGATAGCCTTACGCCTAATCGATAAGTCCTTGACAATCTGTACATAGTCGCTTATCTTGTGTACGCTAAACTTGATATTGGACTGCGCACATTCGACCATTGTACCCGCTAACTTGTCGTTTGGAAAGAGCTTGGCTAAAGAAGCGTCCACTGTTATCATGTCAACGGTCTGTTGTTTGGTCAATGTGGCTTGTATACCACGAAAGACTTTACCGTATTCAGGATAATAGAAGTCGCTTTCTGTTAGCTCTGTCGCAAACTGTTCAGCTAACTTGCTATCGAGTAACATCATGCCGATAACAGCTTGTTCAGCAGTTTGGGCGGCAAAGTTAGCTAATGACGCTTGGACTATCTGTTCTTGAACGAAATTTTGTGACAATCACATCACCTTACATATCGCTGATTCAAGAAAATCATTTCAACTTCCGACATCTCCTGCTGCCTTGAATCTCGCTTGTTATATTGACCTGATTCTCGCTCTTTCTGCCGTTTCTCTTTGGCGGCATTAGCTTCTTCAACGGTTTTCATCTCCTTGGCAATCATGTTGTTGAGTATGGCCTTGACATAAGACCAATTAGCCTTTTCTCGTCCTTGTGAACAGGCTTCATCGACAGCCCACCTTATCAACTCATCAGGCAGTTTGTCCTTGAAGTCGGCAAACTCCTGAATGTTACCAGTAGACATCTTTGTTAGATTGTTAGCTGCATAGGCTTCTACGGTGTCATAATGTGGTCTGTCATCGTCAGTAAACGGATTATTAGGTGTCCTAACATCTGTTTCTGACGTGATGTCGGTATTGCTAACATGGTTGATGACGTTGACACCCATCTGGGTTATTGTGTACCATGTTGTCCTATCGTAACCATTGACATTGTAGTTGCCTGTCAGTATCAATCCTTCGTTGACCAGCTTTTTCAGCGCAGTTCTTATGACATGCTCTGACATGTATGGAAACTGCATGTTGAAGGCTTTGACGCTGTTGTACATCCAATAGTAACCGTTGATATGGTGGACTTCATTCGCCTTGTTATGTTCTACCCAGAAATTGATATAGTTTAGCAGAATGGCTTCATTTAGACCATATCGCGTTGCTACATCTGAATCGAATGAATGAATCATCCATCATCATCTTTCACAAGATTGTCGAGTATCTCTTTACCGCGCTTGCTTCTGGCAATCTTGTCTGCAAGCTCTTTTGACGTTGACTTGATTATAGCATCGCGGTTCGCTTCGAGAAACTTGCCTATCTGTTCAGACAGGTATGGAGTAATCCCAATCCTATGAGTTTCTGACATATCCGTGTCATAGTACGAATGGGAGTAAAGCGCACCTTCAACATCTCGACGGATTTTGTCGATTATGGATTTACGTGCTGCTTCTTCTATGCCGTGCCTGATTCTTTCATCGTCAAAGTCAATGGCGATATTGAAGATATGCTCCATCTGTTCATCTCCTATCAGAATGGTGTTCTTGACAGTTCAATGTACATGCCGTTGGTCGCCGCTACAGTCTCAACGCCTGTCAGCTCGTTGATTTCTGCAACCATCTGTTTCTCGTTGCTGCGTTGGTCTGACAAGTGACAAAGGATTATCTTCATCGTATCAGTCAGATCATTAGCCGATAAAGCGTCTTTCAGTCGCTTCAATGACATATGGCTCTCTTTCAACCTGTTACGGAGAACCTTATCCGTTTCATCGTCTATCAGTTCGTCGCAGTAGTTACACTCTATCAACCAGTAGTCTACGCCCGGAAAAGTCCATTTCAAGTAATAAGTGTCAGTGGCGTATACCAACGTTTCATGAGTAGGCTCATAGCGTATCAGAAATCCAAACGGTTCCGGCGCGTCGTGTTGGACTTCAAACGGCATGACGGTGAAGCTGTAGAGTTTGACAGGCTTCATGGCTTCTACGCCCTGCCTGTCATATCCTAATGCTCTCCATGTGTCTGTGCTTGTCAGTACCTTAATACCGCGCAAGTCATAGTCCTTAATTGCCCTTGCATGGTCTTTGTGACAATGAGTGACCAAACAACCTTCTATCCTGTGTACATTCTGGATGGATGGGAGTACCTTTTTGATAGGCACTCCCGCATCCAATATGAGTGATTCTCCATTCAGACCTTTAAGGATGTATGTATTGGCCTTACTGCCTGTGGAGATGACATTCAGAAACATTAGAAGGGTTCCTCATCAGGTTCAGGTTTGGTGGGTTCGGGCTGTTTGGGTTCTTCGGGAGTAGGCGCGTTATCGGCGAAATCAGTAGGGATTGTGACGGGCGTCTTGTTGGCGTTTTCGGCGACTTCGGTTTCAACCTTGTCATCCATATCAGATTCCAACGCATTAGATACTTCAATGGACATCGGGCCGTATTTTGAGATGAGGGTTTTCAGTACAGTCTTCAAAGCCATGCTGTCAAACTGCGTTCTCCACGGAGTATCGCCGCGTCCGCTCTTGTACGCCTGACTGAAACGTTTGGCGTGATTCTCTACACGCTGCTTGCTCCAAAATATACATTTTTCAAAACCATTAGTCAACTTAAAATAGGCATAATATCCGGTGACCACATCGGAAACGGGTTCACCCGTTATCTCAACCATGCCCGAAAGTGGTTCAACCTTCACGGTCTGACCTTCGTAGACGCAATCTGCATTAAGGTAACGATACAAACCGCTACGTTGTGCCAACTGAATTAAACCACGATAAGATAACATGAATTGCGGCACGTTGCCAAAAGGCACAACAAACGCAAGACCGAGTGATTTCGAGATAGGCAATTGAAGTGCTGCCGCTTTCATCGCTTCGCCCAGAACTGCTGCCGGGTCGCATTTCTGCAAATACCCATCACTACTGTACAGGTCAAGCACACTCGCCATGAATGTACCGCTGGACTTGCCTATCAGGTTTTCAAGTCGCGCCCTAACATTATCAGAATTGACCAAAGACTTCATCTTAGAGATGTTGGCCTGTTGTACCGTGAGATTAGCCATTATTTAGCCTCCTAATCTTTAAGCTCTATTTTCAGTTCCGGGTCTGTACTCACCGCCAACGTTATCACCTGCGTATCGGCGTGTTGGAGAATGTTGACGCGCTCCCTATTATCAATCCACAAAACAGTCTTGACGTTATAATAGTCGGACAGGGCGTTGATAATCTCAATATCGCAGTTGATTTGAGATGCTGTATTCGCTGACTGATAGGGTACATAAGCACCGTTGCACTCAATCATGGCCTGACAACAATCAACTATGCCGCCGTTTATTTGAGTGTCGAATAGCTTCCAACGAACAGTCGGAAAATAACCATTGATGCTATCTTCCAACGCTCCACACCGATCAGCGATAAACTTCTCGACCAAACCTATCAGCACTTCGGTTTCGGACAACTTAGCTCCATACTCCCGTTGCTGTTTCTCGTAAGTCTGAATCCGTTCCTGCGTCTCTGTCGCCATCTTATTGCGCTGAACAATCTCATTATTCTTATCAATGATGGCGTTGAGTTCAACCTTACGTGCTTCAAGCTGCTGGATTCTCTCGATAGGGCTTTTAGCCTGTTCAGACTTCATGGCGACAAGTTCAGCGTCTATCTCTGCCAACCTTGGCTCCGTGGAGAAATCAGGTTCGGCAGGATAATTCTGGATGGCTGTGGTTATAGAATCCTTAGCTGCCTTAGACTTCTCAATCTTGGCGTTAAGGTTCTCTATGTCCTGACCAACTTCATCCTGCCACTTTTTGACATCATCCAACTTAGACCTGACCGCTTTACCTTCGTCTGAAATCCGTGACAACTTGTCACGCTTACCTTCTTCAAAGCGTCGCTTAGCATCATCAATCATATCAGGTGGCAACATCTGACCACAAGTCGGGCATTTGATGTCAATGACGTTCTCTGACTTCTTGATGGTGTTCCACTCGTCCAGTAGCTCTTGACGTTGAGCTTGTAGGGCTTCAATGCTCTTACCACAATCATCGTATTCACGATTCTTGTTATTGAGCATGATTTGAGCAGTCCTTAACTCCGCAGAAATCGTATCGGCTTCGTTTTGAAGTTTACGCTTACCTGCGTTATGCTCATCCATCATACGACGCTTGATTGAAACTGCTTCATGTTCAAGAGCAAGGATGTTGCTACGATTAGATACGCCGCCTTGGGCTTTAGCGTCAATGATTTGGGCTTCTATAGTCTGGATGCTACGTTTAGCGTCATTGACCATGTATTCAGCATCCGCAACTTCATTGGGTCTGAATGTTGGCAATGACTTACGCGCTTCATCTATCCTGACAGGTATCAGCTTCAAGGCATTGTTCAAGCTCTTACGCTGTTCAGTCAGTACCTTACGCAAATCATCTGCCGATACATTACGCTGGCCTATTTCATCGGCAAGCAAGCGGTATTCGTCACGAGCGAGTAACAGAGCATCGACATCATTACCAGCAAGGTCAAGCAAACGTTGACGGCGCGTTCTCCAGTCGAGAGCGTTAAAGGCTCCGAGAGAAGATACCAGTCTGAAAATCTCGTCGTCGGCGATGCTGGCGATACGTTGACGAAATTCAGTTTGCTTGACGGGCAAATCGTTAATGATGTAATTGGACACATTACCGTTAAAAGTCGCTTCGATACTGCCACGTTTCTTGACCCAATTTTCTGACTGTTCGCGCTTGATATTGAAACGTTCACCGTCAAGCAGGAAGTCAAGCTCTACACTTGTGGTCAGATTGTGGATGACTTCGCCGTTATCGTCAAGCGGCTTTTCTCTGAAAGCATCCGAACCTGGCGCGTTACCGTGACTATCGACATTGAACAGCGTCCACGAAAAAGCATCAACGATTGAGCTTTTACCCACACCGTTAGCTGCACGAATGTCAGCGGATTTGCCCTTAAAATCTAATTCGAGATGCTTGATGCCTTTGAAGTTGTCAATGGTCATCTTCATTAGAACAAGGTTCATGTTTTCATCTCCCTGTGTTATTGTCCTATCTTACAGCACGTCCTCCAACTTGTTCCTGCGATTCGTGTTATAAGTTCGGAGAATCAATCTGGCGTATGTAATGTTGGATGTTACGCTACTATTCAGACTTTTACCCTCTCGGATTATTGCATTGGGCGTGACTTTGCTCAGACTACTAACTAAATCTTGTTTCTTGAATTTCCCATAATAATGTTCGTAGAACTTATCCATTCCGAGCAAAAGCTCTCTCGTAAAACTCTCGGATATTCCATCCCACGATTGACGCAATACGGTGAGAATTTCAATAAACTCATTATTAGTCCGACGCATATACACCTTTGTCAACGCCGACAACGCAGTGACCTTGTTCATGGCAGTACCCGAACTAAAATCAACACGCACTCCGGCTTCTGACGCAGCGTTGACCATATTTACAACGTCTCTATCGCCAAAGTTGAATAACGCTTTCATCCTGTCGTTAATCTTAACGCCGGATGATTCGCCGTTCTGGGCTACAAACAACTCCATCTCATCAGCACGCGATAAACCTGTAAACACCTTACATTCGACTACGACATCTTTACCTTTACCGCGTACCATCTTTTCAGCAGAAACGGTATGCTGTCCATCAAAGATGTAATACTTGCCATCGCGCAATGACACCTTGATTGGATTAACAAGACACGGGTCATAATTCTTGGCGATACGCTTCACGCGCTTTAAGTCAATATCGCGCTGGTACAGATAATCAACATTCAATTCTTTAGTGTTGATGCTCTTGTACTCATGTTCTACACCTTTACGCTCCTTCATACGGACTTGGCAACCTCCTTAAACATCCTAACAATATCCATAAGCGCATCTTTAACTCTGCACTTTTCTTCTTTTGTCGTCAATAAATTGCGTCTTTGTTCAACTGTGTGTTTGGCAATCTGAACGGCTTTTTCGCCATTGACCTGTATCTCTACAATCAAGTCGTTCATATTATACGTTGACGGAGCATTTACATCAGCTAATTGTTGCGCTATCTCATCCGCCATCTTTGTCATTTCTCTGTTATAGGTAGAACCACCGTTGAGATTAATTGCCGGAGATGGAGATTCATCAGCGAGAATCAAATCAGAAACTTTCTGACGCGATTCATCATCCAAATCAGTGATGGCCCTAATATCGCATTTGTGAGCTTTTGATGCGCCGGATAATACTTTATCCGCTGCTTCTTGTGAAATTTCTTTCAAAGCATCAATACCTTTAGCGAATTTGGCTGCACGGACTACGGTGGCGCTTCCAACACCTAATTCTTCAGCTATCTTTCCGGCTGTTCTTTGTGAATTGACCTCATTATGAGGCCAATTCTTTTTTCTACCCTTCGACTTCGTTCTTGCTTCATACATCTTCCCTAACATGTATGTTTTCTGCTCATTTGTCAAGTTCCTGCGTCCCAACTGGTTCTTATACATCCATTCAAAAGCCGCCCACTTATCGGGAAAGTCCATCTCCCTTGTAGTCCACTTTATTTCTGGATGCGCTAAAATCACCTTATACTGATTGTGACCATCGATGATAACGCCATTCCATACTCGTATAGGCTCATAAACCTCTCCGGCTTCAAGAATGTTTTCTTCGAGTTGCCTAAACTCGTCATCGGTCAACGGCGGTATCTTATCCCTAAATTCAGGGTCAATCTTCAACTTCTCGTTCATGCCCTATTCCTCGCGCTCAATTCATTATATACCGCCGAAATCGTCATCACCGCAAGCGCATATCCGATGATGAATGCGTCCTTGACCTTATTACTATGTTCCTGCTCATCAGGAAACCCATACTTGTACGGCAAGTCCATCAACATCTTGTGCCAATCCTTAGAACGCGCTACTGACCTAACGCCATCTTTCGCGCTCTTATGCTTCAACACTATCAGTTCACCGCGCAACCGTTCAAGCTCATCGTTGCGTTCACGGTACTGACGCCTTGCACTCCGACTTATGCCATCTTCAATGGCATACCCTATCTCTGGGTCGCCATACTTCTTGACGACTACAATTGCTCTCCTGTTGCTCATGTTCTCGATCTCCATTCTGCATTAGTATGTTGTAGGCTATTCGCCTTTGGTTCTGAATTATCTGTTGTCCCTGTGGTGTATCTCTGCTAACGGCGTATTTGTCATCGATGTGGATTATTACGCCGTTAGTAGTTTTGTGAGTGGCGATAAGCATGTTCGTCACCTTCAATCTCAAAATAGCCAACCTTAAATCCTGAACTCGCAACAGTGACCGGTTGGCACCCTACTAATCGCTATCGATTGGCCGGGCTGGGCTTATAGCCCGAACACAAGAGGAGGAGCACAATGTGTCCCGTGGTGGTGAGCGTCAGATTCGAACTGACGACCACCGGCTTATAAGGCCGACACTCTAACCAACTGAGTTAGCTCACCACGATATTTAGTCGTCCTTAAATCATCCGACAGGACGACACCCTACTGCATTATAGACAGCCGGGCTGAGCTTATAGCTCTAAAATTGATTTACTCTCAATGTGCAGTTTTCAAGGTGCGATTGTTCCATCATGTTCGATGGAGATGTGGGCGAACCGGGATTTGAACCCGGACTGTATGCGTTTTAAGCGCATTGTCTCTGCCGTTGGACTATTCGCCCTTATGTGGCGGCTACTATCGGCGAACTCCGTCAATATAGCCGCCTGTATTGCAATCCTCGTTGGCCTAAAAATCTAAATCACGGTCAAGCCTTATCGTGTGTATACCCACTGCCTTACTATCGTGGCCTTTGATAGTCGCCAGCTTGACCGCGCCTGTAGTTGTTTCTTGGCGGGAGTAACTACAGGTAAACCCACC